TGGTAACTCCATTAGTGCCCTTGCAAAAGCTCGGATACGTGATGGAAGTTGCTTGGTACCTTTGTGTCCCATTATAGAGAGATAGTTCATAAAACCATTCTCTAGGGATGAATTCGGTACCTTAGCAGGCCGGAATGGTTTGTAGCCTGAGATGACTACAAATCCGGCGAACTCTGTTAGTTGGTTGGAAGACACGCATTTTTGCGTACTAATCGGAACATGAAGTTCTTGCATTAGACCGAGGTAACGTGTATGTAATTGGTCATCACCAATTATAACATCGTCACCCAATACGCGGAATGGATACCCATTATGGATATCAGGTTCTATACCTAGTTCATTGCATAGACATCGCAACACAAAGTTGTGTGTCAGTGCGAACATTTGGAAGGAACCAGCCATACCTTGCGGTTGGCCTGTACCATAATAAATTAGCTTACCACCATTCTCGTTGGTAAGTGTATCATTCGTGATTACCCAAGGTTCCTCTAGGAGGTACCTTATTAGGCGTATCTCTTCATCGAACCCCAACGCTTCAAGTAAAACAGCTTGAAGGCTGAAAGGAAACCTGTCGGTTGCTGATGATAAATCAACAGCATGGACTGTCACACCATTTTGTAACAGCATCTGGCCATACTCTGCACCTTCGCTCTGATTGTGAGTACAATCTTCCTGAAGGGTTCTCAGTATCCTGTCCAAAGCCTTGGCAAAAGGCGTAAGGGCAACTTGGATACCTGCGGACGGCATTGCGACAACGCGGGCTTTAAATCCCCGTTCCTGGATTACAGAAATCTCACCTGGGCTATCAAAAGCCTCGGGATCAAAGTTACTATGGGAAATCGGAATTGATCCGGTATACCCAAAATGATCACGTAGATAACTGTAGACTGGTTTGAAAGAGAGAGAGTTGTTAAAGCTCTCTACCCAACTCTTTCCAAACATTCCTTTCGGATTAGCAGAATTAATCCCACTAAATTTGAAGTCGAAACTCATACTATGGTTTGGTATGAGATCCGTCAAGACGTTTCCGATTTGAAGTAATTCTTCAGTCTCACCATTCCAATAAGAATGGCGCTCAATTGAGCCTGAGTCTGTTATAGAATACTCATAGTCGTGTTTCCCAGCAATAGCTGAGACTGTCTTGGCAGCCTGTTTTGTTGTCATCGTCTTGGATTTGAACCCTGTATAAACCATCAGGGCCGAGATGACTTTTGGAACCCTTTTTCCTTTCCGAATTCGGAATAGATTTGAAAAAGGTCCAGAAGGAATATTACCTTTCTTGGCGAACCAAGTTGGGACATAATCCGTGTTCCCGCTCAATCTCTGGATATACCAGACTTTGAGATCTTTCAACCTCGCCACGGTCCATTCAGGACCCGAATGAGCTAACCAGCCAGTAACTAAACTGGTTATTTGGTTGGCTTGTAGTGGACTTAATCCACATAGCAACAAATGCGATTTCACCCTCGATGTGTCTGCACTGATGGCAAATGCCATGATATGCTCCTTTCGGATGTGTATCTCAGTCAGATATCACGACCAGTG